GCAGGAAGCCGGGGTTCTGGCGGATGAAGTCGGTCCAGCCGCCGGGCGTCTCGACGATGTCGCCGCGCCCGTTCAGGGCCAGGGTCGAGGTGGACAGGCGGTCGATGAAATCGCGGTCGTGGCTGACCAGGATCAGAGTGCCGTCATAGCCCTCCAGCAGCTCCTCCAGCTTGTCCAGCGTGTCCATGTCCAGGTCGTTGGTCGGTTCGTCGAGGATCAGCAGGTTCGCCGGTTTCGCCAGCGCACGGGCCAGCAGCAGGCGGTTGCGCTCGCCCCCCGACAGGGTCGAGATCGGCTGGCGCAGCTGGGCTTCCGAGAACAGGAAGTCCTTGGCGTAGGCGGCGACGTGTTTGGAGAAGCCGCGCACGATGATGCTGTCGCCGCCGCCCGGCGTCAGGGCGTCCCACAGGGTCATGTCCGACTTCAGCCCCTCGCGCGACTGGTCCAGATAGACGGGCTCAAGATTGGCGCCCATGCGGACCGTGCCTTCGTCCGGCGCCAGTTCGCCCAGCAGGGTCTTGACCAGGGTGGTCTTGCCCGCGCCGTTGGGGCCGACGATGCCCAGACGGTCGCCGCGAATGATGCGGGTGGTCAGGTCCTTGAACAGGGTGCGGCCGTTGTAGCCCTTGGACACGCCCTTGATCTCGGCGACCAGCTTGCCCGAGGTGGCGCCGGAATCGACGCCCAGATACAGTTCGCGCGGGGCGTCCTTCATCTTCTCGGCGCGTTCGGCGCGCAGGGCCATCAGGGACCGGGCGCGGCCTTCGTTGCGGCTGCGGCGGGCGGTGATGGAGGAGTAGAAGGTGGCGGTCTCGCGCTCGATGGTCTTGGTCAGGCGGCGCAGGGATTCGGCTTCTTCCTCCAGCACCTTGGTGGACCATTCATCGAACTCGACAAAGCCCTTGCTGAGGGTGCGGACGCGGCGGCCTTCCAGCCAGTGGACGGTGTTGGTCACGCGGTTCAGAAAGGCGCGGTCGTGGCTGACGACCAGCAGGGCGAACCGGGCCGACAGGAGCTCGTTCTCCAGCAGTTCGATGGCCAGGATGTCGAGGTGGTTGGTCGGTTCGTCCAGCAGCAGCAGGTCGGGCTCTTCGGCGAAGGCCTTGGCCAGGGCCGCGCGACGGGTCTCGCCGCCCGACAGGCCTTGCGTCGATTTCGCCGGATCAAGCCCGAAGGTGGCCAGCCAGGATTCCGCCGTCCAGCTCTCGGCCTCGCCCGAGGAGGCATAGTCCAGCAGGGTCTCGCCGGTGATGACGGGTTCCTGCGGGACATAGGCGAAACGGGTCGCGGACTGGACCGAACGGTCGCCGCTGTCCGGCTCGATCAGGCCCATGACCACCTTCATCAGGGTGGACTTGCCCGCGCCGTTGCGGCCCACCAGGGCGGCGCGGCTGCGCGGTTCGACCGCAAGATCGACGCCGTCGAACAGGGGGCGCTGGCCGTCCTGAAGACGGACGTCCTTGAGGGCGACGAGGGGAGGTCTGGCTGCCATTTGACTTTCGATCCTCCGCCGCGCGCGGGGAGGGGGCCGCGCGCAGGGCGGGGCGGAAGGGAAGGAATGACTGCGATCTAAGGGTTGTGGGGCGCAGTTTCCACCGGAAAGGCGTCAGGCGGCGCAGCGGAACGTCGGCAAGGGTCGGGAGTTAGGCTGGAGATGCGGAATAATCGGGGCTGTTGATATGTTACCGTCCAGACGGTATGTGGCCGAAATGGACACGACGACACGCCGCCGGGCGCCCGACGACACGCGAATTGAGATACTGGACAAGGCGCTGGAGGTGGCGGCTGAGCTGGGGGCGAGCGGCTTCACCCTGGACGCGGTGGCGGCGCGAACCACGGTCAGCAAGGGCGCGGTTCTGCATCATTTCCCGACCAAAAAGGCCCTGCTGGAAGGCATGATCGACCATCTGGGGCAGATGCACAGCGACGCCGTTCTGGCCGAGGCGCGGCGCGACCCGGAGCCGTATGGCCGCAATGCGCGGGCCTATCTGCGCTCGGTGGTGAACGAGCCGGTGACGCCGCAGGATGTCAGCATCGGCCGGGTGGTGCTGGCCGCCTGCGCCATCGACCCGTCGCTGTCGCAACGCTGGAACAGGTGGATCGAGCGGATCCGGCGCGACGACCCCGCCGATCCGGTGGGGGCGGATGACGCCCTGCTGCTGCGGCTGATTGCGGACGGGTTGTGGATGTCTGACCTGTTCGGCACCCACCCGGTGTCGCAGGAGCAGAGGCAGGCGCTGCTGATGCTGTTGACACCCGGCCAGATGCTGACGGCGAACGACCTGTGAGCCCCGTCACATGGGCGGCCCTGTCGGGCGCCATCGCGCTGGAGGTGGTGGGGACGACCCTGCTGAACCAGAGCCAGCAGTTCACCCGGGTGTGGCCGACCGCGGGGATGGCGCTCTGCTACGGGCTGGCGTTTTACCTGCTGTCGATCGCGCTGAAACAGATGCCGGTGGGGATCGCCTATGCGATCTGGAGCGGGCTGGGCGTGGTGGCGATTTCGGTGATCGGACTGGTGCTGTTCAAGCAGAGGCTGGACCTGCCCGCCGTCATCGGCCTGACGATGATCGTCGGCGGGGTGGTGGTGATCAACCTGTTCTCCAAGGCCGTTTCGCACTGATCCTGGGCCGCCGCTGACGAGTGAGGGGGCGACATTGGATGGATCGGCGCGTATGAGGCGCGCCATGCAGCCCTACTGGCAGACCAAGACCCTGGCCGAAATGTCCCCGCGTGAGTGGGAGGACCTGTGCGACGGGTGCGGCCTGTGCTGCCTGATCCGGTTCGAGGACGAGGACACGGGCGAGGTCGTGCCGACGCGGGTTCACTGCAAGCTGTTCGACCCGCAGGCCTGCAGCTGTTCCGACTATGCGAACCGGAACGCCCAGGTGCCCGACTGCATCAAGCTGACGCCGAACAATATCGAGCAGTTGGGGTGGATGCCCAAGTCGTGCGCCTATCGCCGGCTGCATGAGGGGCGGCCGCTGGCGGCGTGGCATCACCTGATCTCGGGCAGCCGCGAAACGGTGCATACGGCCGGCGTGTCGATCCGCGGACAGACGATTTCGGAGCTGGCGCTGGCCCAGCCGGAAGACGCGCTGGATTTCGAGGCGCCGGAATGGTCGCTGGAGCGCGGCTGACGGGTTTTTCGGGCCAGCGCGCGCAATGACGCTGGTCTGAATCCTTAAAGATCATGGACTTGGCAGTTTCTCGAGGCGATCTGCGCGCCTGAGGACGCTGGTGCGCTATGGTTTGTGCATGGCGGGAAATGGGGAAGAGACGGGGGCCGGGGGCGCAGGCGCCGGGTGGCTGGATCACGTCCGGGAACGACTGACAGCCAAGGTCGAGGAGGCGGTTCAGGCGGTGTGCGAAACGCCGACCCCGACGACCGTCGCCGAGGCCGAGAAGCTGGCGCGGGCCGCAGGCGTGATCGCGCGGGCGGCCAAGGCGGTGGACGCGCTGAAGTCCCGCCCCGAACGCAAAACTGAAGAGGATGAGATGGGCGGTGAACACTTCGATCCCGAAGAGGACGAACGACTGCGCGCCGAACTGTGCGCCCACCACGAACGCCTCGACCGCATTCTGGAAGAGAAGCGAGCCGAGGCTGCTGAGCGGGCGCGAGCTAAGGCGGGAAATGCGCCGCTGCCAGATCGCCAAACACCAGATTGAGCCGCAGGACGACGACTGGCGCACCTGGCTGCTGCTGGGCGGGCGCGGGTCCGGCAAGACTTTCGCCGGGGCCGTCTGGATCGACGCCCTGGCGCGGCAGGAGAAACGCAACTTCGCCCTGATCGCACCGGCGCTGCATGATGTGCGCGAGGTGATGGTGGAGGGGGTGTCGGGGTTGAAAAGCCTGACGCCCGCGGGCGAGCGGCCGCGCTGGGAGGCGGGGCGGCGCAGGCTGGTGTGGCCCGAGAGCGGATCGGCGGCCTATGCGTTTTCGGCCGAAGACCCCGATAGCCTGCGCGGGCCGCAGTTCCACTATGCCTGGGCCGACGAGTTCTGCGCCTGGCGGAACCCCGAGGCGGTGCTGGCGAACCTGAGGTTCGGGCTGAGACTGGGGCTGGAGCCGCGCCTGACGGTGACGACGACGCCCCGCCCGATCCCGGCGCTGAGAAAGCTGATGGCCGAGGACGGGACGGTGACGGACCGGGCGGGGACGCAGGCGAACGCGCAGAACCTGTCGCCCGGCTTTCTGGCCCATCTGAAGGCGCTGTACGGCGGAACGCGTCTGGAGGCGCAGGAGCTGGAGGGGCTGGTGGTCGAGGGCGAGGGCGCCCTGTTCCGCATCGAGGATCTGAAGCGGGCGCGGGGCGCGCGGCCTGCGGAGCTGGACCGGGTGGTGGTGGCGGTCGACCCGTCCGCCACGGCGAGCGGCGACGCGTGCGGCATCGTGGTGGCCGCACGGCGCGAGGAACGGGCCTTTGTTCTGGCGGACCGGACGGTGCAGGGCCTGTCGCCGGGCGGATGGGCGGGGGCCGTCACGGCGGCGGTCGAGGCGTTCGGCGCCCACGAGGTGACGGCGGAAGCCAACCAGGGCGGGGAGATGGTGCGCACGGTTCTGGTGCAGGCGGGATGTCCGGCGCCGGTGAAACTGGTTCACGCCTCACGCTCCAAGGCGGCGCGGGCCGAGCCGGTGGCCCTGCTGTACGAACAGGGGCGGGTGGTCCACTGCGGGGACTTCCCGGCGCTGGAGGAAGAGATGCTGGGGCTGGGCTGCGAGGGTGGAAAATCGCCTGACCGCGCCGACGCCCTGGTGTGGGCGATCACGCGGCTGATGCTGCAGGCGCGCAAGGCGGGACCAAGGATGAGGGCGCTTTAGCGCTGTCCGCCGTCCAGGATTTTTGAACAGGAGAGACGATATGCCGGCCATTCCCGAACGGGACGGATTGCTGAGCCATGGGCGGGACGCGAGCGGCCCGGCCCGACGCGCGGCGACGGTGACGCCCAGTGATGCGTCGGACCTGCCGAACTACGCCAAGGCGCTGTATGTCGGGGCGGCGGGCAATGTGCGCTTGCTGCCGACGGGGGCGCAGGATGCGGAGGCCGTGACCTTCGCCAACCATCCGGTCGGCTGGCTGCCGGTGCAGGTGCGCCGGGTGCTGGCGACCGGCACCACGGCGGCCCAGATCGTGGCGGTGTTCGATTGAGCCTGCCGGTCAATGCGCGGACAGCAGCGGCAGGCGGGGCGCTGGCGCCCGCCCGGCCGGTGTTCGACAAGCCCGATCTGCCCCGCTGGTCGGCGGCGGTTCGCGCCATGCTGGCGGGGCAGAGGGACGCCCGGCTTCTGGTCATCGGCGACAGCGTGGCCCAGGGGTTCGGCGCCGTCTCCGGCGGATGGACGCCGGACGGGCGCGCCGCCGCCTGGCCCCGGCGGCTGGCGGACCTGATGCATGCCGGGGGATTGCCTGCGTCGGCGGCGTCCGTGGCGGGGGCCGGTGCGGGTGATCTGGCGACCGGCGGTTATGGCGCCTATGACCCGCGCGTCAGTCTGGGCAGCGGGTGGAGCGTCACCACCCTGACCAGTCTGGGGGGCAAGCTGTTTTCGACCCCCGACTGGGGAGCCGATGTCTGGAGCTTTCAGCCGGACGGTCCGGTGGACCGGTTCGACGTCTATGCCGTGTGCAACACCCTGCTGGGCGTGATCGCGGTGGAGACCGACGGCGTGGAGCGCGGGATCATCGACACGATGAAGCCGCCCGCGCTGGAGCGGCATACGATCAGTTTCCCCGAGACGACGGGGCCCATCATTCTGCGGCGACGCTCAGGCGGTGGAATCTTCATCGCGGGCGGAGTGGCGTGGAAGTCCGAACTGCGGCGGGTGCAGGTGATCAACGCGGGCTGGGGCGGCTCCAGGGTCGCGGACTGGACGACGACGGATCAGGTTTACCGCGCCTATGGCGGTCTGCCGACGGTGGGCGCCGACCTGACGGTGATCTGCCTGACCATCAACGACTGGAACAATGCGACGACGCCCGCCGCCTACAAGACGCAGCTGGGCCTGCTGGTCGATCGGGCGCTGGTGAGCGGCGATGTTCTGCTGATGACAGGGGCGCCGTCCGATCCCGCGCAGGGCAAGGCGGCCTATCCGGCGCAGCAGGCGATCACGGCGGCGGTGACGGAGGTGGCGACGGCGAAGGGGCTGGCGGCGCCGATCGACGGTGCGGCCCTGTTCGGAGGCGGCTTCGCCCCCGGCCTGATGTTCGACGCCGTCCATCCCAATGCGGCGGGACAGGCGCGGATCGCGGAGGCCGTGAAGGCGCGGGTGATGATCTGAGGTTGAGTTTGGATCGCGTCAGGTGTTAGCCGTGACGCATGGGGGGACGGTACGACAACATCCAGGTGTTGCGCTTCGTGGCGGCGGGTCTGGTCGTCACGGCCCATTCGGTCGATCTGGCGGCGACGCGGCTGGGGCTGGAGACGGTTCTGGCGGGCGGGGGGCTGGAGAATTTCGGGGCCGTGGGCGTCGACATCTTCTTCGTCATCAGCGGCTTCATCATTGCGACGACGACGCGCGGGCAGGCGGGACTGGCGGCTGCCGGGGACTTCCTGTGGCGGCGGTTCCGAAGGGTGGCGCCGATCTACTGGCTGCTGTCTCTGCCGATCCTGATCGGGATGGCGCGGGGCGGGACGCTGAGCCCCGAGGTGGCGACCGCGACCTTTCTGTTCTGGCCGTTCAGCGGACTGAGCATGACGTTTCCCGCCCTGGGGCCGGGATGGAGCCTGTGTTTCGAGATGCTGTTCTACGCCGCGTTCGGGCTGGCCATCGTCGGCGGACGCCGGATGGGATGGGCGCTGGTCGGGGCCTATCTGGCGATGATGGCGGCGGGTCTGGTTCTGGCGTCGCCGGTGCTGAGGTTTGTCGGGGCGCCGATTGTGCTGGAGTTCCTGCTGGGCGTCGGCGTCGCCTTGATCGGGCGGCGGTTGCCCCGACGTGCGGGCGTCTGGGCCGTGGGGCTGGCGCTGGCGGGGTTCGGACTGGGGCTGGTGTTCGGATACGGCGGCATCGGCGGTGAGGCGGCGCTGAATGATCCGTGGACCGGCCTGATGCGGGCGGCTGTCTGGGGGCTGCCCAGCGGCCTGCTGGTGCTGGGTCTGGTGCGGATGGAGCGGATGTATCAGGCGCCGGGGTCGTGGCGGCGGCGCCTGATCTTCATGGGAGACGCCTCCTACGCCGTCTATCTGGTCCATGTGCTGGTGATCCGGGTGCTGGGGCGGCTGTTCGAGATGGCCGGGGTCAGCGCGCCGCCAGTCTGGCGGCGGGCGCGGTGGTGCATCTGTGGGTCGAGACGCCGCTGCTGAGGCTGATGAGCGGAAATGCACCTGCGCCGCTTGATGCGAGGCTTCGTCGCCCGGTCGCGTAGGAATCTGGGGCGCAGACGAACCCTCATCCGGCCCTGCGGGCCACCTTCTCTCACAGGGAGAAGGAACAGGAATTTCAGGAGATTTTGATGGTTTCGATCCGATGGCCGTTCGGCCGATCGGCGCAGGCTTCTGCGCCCGAGGTCAAGGAGAGCCGGGCCGGGGCGGTGGTCGCCTTTTCCAGCGTGGGACGGGCGCGGTGGACGCCCAACGACTACGCCAGCCTGGCGCGCGAAGGCTATCAGAAGAATGCGGTGGCCTATCGCTGCATCCGCATGATCGCCGAGGCCGCCGCCGCCGCGCCCTTTGTGGTGTTCGTCGGCGGGGTGCGCGACGACAGTCACCCGCTGGCCAGGCTGATGCGTCGGCCCAACCCGGAGCAGTCCGGGGCCGAGCTGATGGAGGCGGTCTATGGCGCGCTGCAGGTGTCCGGGAACGCCTATGTCGAGGCGACCGGCGATGCCGACGGCGATGGGGCGCCGGACGAGTTGTGGGCGCTGCGGTCCGACCGGGTGAAGGTGGTGCCGGGTCGGTCGGGCTGGCCCGCGGCGTGGGACTATTCAGTCGATGGTCGCGCGGTGCGGATTGCGCGGGCGGCCGACGGATGGGCGCCGGTGATGCACCTGAAGCTGTGGCACCCGCTGGACGACTGGTACGGGCTGTCGCCTCTGGAGGCGGCGGCGCAGGGGGTGGACGCGCACAATGCGGCGGGCGCCTGGAACAAGGCCCTGCTGGACAATGCGGCCCGGCCCAGCGGCGCGCTGGTCTATGGCGCGCGGGACGGAGAGCGGCTGACCGACGGCCAGTTCGAGGCGCTGAAGGACCAACTTTCAGGCGTTTACTCCGGCGCGGCCAACGCCGGGCGGCCGATCCTGCTGGAAGGCGGCATGGACTGGAAACCGCTGAGCCTGACGCCCGCCGAGATGGATTTTGTCGCCGGCAAACACGCGGCGGCGCGCGAGATCGCCCTGGCCTTCGGGGTTCCGCCGCAGCTGCTGGGGGTTCCGGGAGATTCGACCTACGCCAACTATCGCGAGGCCAATGCGGCCTTCTGGCGCCAGACGGTGATCCCGCTGGTCAGGAAGGCGGCGGGGGCGATGACGGGCTGGCTGGGCGAGCGGTTCGCCGATTGCGAGATCCGGGCCGATCTGGACGCCGTGCCCGCGCTGCAGCCCGAACGGGACGCCCTCTGGGCGCGGCTGGAGGCGGCCAGCTTCCTGACCGAGGACGAGCGGCGCCAGATGGCGGGGCTGGGTCGATGAGTGACGAGTGACGAGTGGTCAGTGGCGAGAAGATGATGGGTGAAAGCGACGCGGTCGCCTCGTCGCGCCACTCTTCCTGGCCGCTTCAAGGGAGGCGATAATGACCGAACATCACATCCGGCGCGTGCCAACGGCGCTGCTGATAGCGGTGGTTGTGCAGACGGTGGGCGGACTGGTCTGGGCCGGAGGCGCGGCTGCGCGGATTGCGACGCTGGAGCAGCGGGTCGGGGAGCAGAGGCTGGTCGCCGAGCGGCTGGCGCGGCTGGAGACGCAGGGCGAGGCGACGGCGGCGGCTGTGGAGCGGATCGAGCGGCGATTGGAGGGCGCGAGATGAGCAGCGAGCAGCGAAGGACGAGTGGTGAAGATGAAATCAGAGCGGCGGGAGGAACTGGTCGCCCGTCACTCGCCACGCGTCACTCGCCACTAAATATCGAAGGCTACGCCTCCCTGTGGGGCGTGGCGGATCTGAACGGGGACGTGGTGCAGGCGGGCGCCTTCGCCGACAGTCTGGCGCGGACGGGCGCGCAAGGGGTGCGGATGCTGAGCCAGCATGACGCCCGCACCGTGGTCGGCGTCTGGCAGGACATCGTTGAGGACGAACGCGGCCTGTTCGTGCGCGGACGGATCGAGGACTGGTCCGCCGAGGCCCGCTTCGCCGCCGCCCTTAGCCGGGCAGGCGCGATGGATGGCCTGTCCATCGGCTATCGCACCGCACGGGCCAGGCGCCAGGGCCGGCTGCGGGTGCTGAGTGAAGTGGACCTGTGGGAGGTGTCGCTGGTGACGTTTCCGATGCTGCCGGGGGCGCGGTTTCAGTTGTCGCGGTCGTAGAGCTCGCGGCCCACGCGGCGGAGGTCTTCGAGCGTCTGACCGACAGGCGGCTTGATATAGGCGGTCGCAGGTGGTTGGTCGTCGGCGCATCGAACCCTGATCTCTTCTGCGCCTCGCAGCAGATTGAAGCCGCCCAGATCGTTGCGGCGCAGTTTCCAGCGGCGTGAGCCAAGGTCGCGGCGGTAATACGTATGCAGAACCGCCAGAACAGTCAGGCGTCCACGGGGGACGTTCCCCGAGTGAACCCGGCTGACATCCAGATCGACGAACCACGGCCAACTGATAATGATGCAGCCATCCTCGCAATCCGGGAGCGCGGTTGGTGTTTGCGAGACGATGCGTGCGGAGACTTCGGCGTCATAGCAACTGGCATTCTGGGCCAGAGCATCGCCGACGCCGCACGCCAGAGCAACGGAGGCCGCTGCTGAGGCGAGCAGAAAAGAACCGCCAAGTTTGTTCATCGCACGTCAGTGTCGGCGGGATTAACCGACCTGTCCAGCGGCGGTCGATCCCTGCGCATGATCAGCGTGACCTTATGGTCGTGAAGATGCCCTGGCGGTCCAGCGTGTCCGCGAGCTTGGCCATCATCACGCGCCCTTTCGGCATATGGATGAAGCGCAGGGCCCAGAAGGTGACGATCAGGGCGAAGAACCAGCCGGTGTGCAGCGCCAGTCTGGCGAACAGGATGAAGACGAACGCCAGGCCGTAGGCGCCCAGATAGACCAGGGCCAGCCGTCCCGCCGCCGACGCCGACGGGTCCGACAGGCCCGCCAGCATTTCTGCAAGGCCAGGGGGTGTGGCGGTGTGGGGCGCGGGCTCGGAGGCGACGGCGTGCGGCCGGTCCTGAGGCCTTGAATGAGGCTGGGGTTGGGACTGGGGGTGGGACGGGGGCTGGGGCGCGGACTGGGTTTGGCGTTTCGGTTTGGCGACGGCGGGTTCCGGCGCGCGTCGGGCGGGGTGGTGAAGGACGGACCGGCCCTGTTCATCCACGATGAAGACATCGCCGAAGGGAACGGTGGCGAAGTCGATGCCGCGCGTGTCCTGGCTGTAGCTTTGCCCGTGCAGGGCCGTCAGCCGACCTTGCCGCAGTTCGATCTGGAAGCCGACCGGATCGGGCAGGTCGCCGACCATGACATGGACCGTGCCGAACAGGCCGGTGGCGTCGGGATTGTCCGCACGGCGGTTCGGATCAGCGCTGAACTGGACATAGAGGCCTGCGCCCGTGTTGCGGCGCAGACCGACCGAGCCTGAGGCGATCTGGGCCGCCAGATCGGGCACGCTGTCGCCCATCTGCCAGACCATGGCGTCCATGACGGCGCTTTCGAGGGGCGTCAGGTGGGCCATCAATAGATCAACGCGTAGAGGGAAAGGGATGGCGGCCGGTTTCCCTGGCCGTTGTGACGTAATGATCGTGCATCCGTCGCAGTGAAAGCCAGCGGCCGATCAGGACCACCACGCCCATCAGAGTGATGAAGACCGGCCAGTAGGTCAGAGGCAGGGGGCGGTTCAGCCAGTGCGACAGCCGCCCCAGCGGGTCTGTGATCGTGGATATGAACACCAGCGATCCGATCGCCAACAGGAACAGTACGTCGATCAGGACAGAAATCAGGCGGGGAACCGGCCCGCCCCAGTTGACGACAAGCGACTGTAGGAATGGCGGCAGGCTTTCGATGGGCGGTTGTTCGTCGATGCGCAGAAACTGGCCGACCGGCACGGGATCGGGCCGATCCGACATCTGCAAGCGATGTAGAACAGGCAGGGCGCGGTTGCGTGCGCGTTGTGCGGGCCATTGCAGCCAGCCGATGAGGAAGGCGATCAGGGCGGGAACGACTGGAAGCAGCTTCAGCAGCCAGTTTTCCTCGTCGAGAGTGATGAACTGCGAGTTTGTGGCGAGGGCGATCAGAGTCAGCATACCAAGCGGCAGCAGGCCCCAGAACAGCTTGAACAGCCAGGAACGCCGAAGCGCGTTCAACAATTTCGGGGACGTGCGGGTCACGCCCCGACCCTAACCGCAAACTGCGGTTCTTCAACCGGAGATATCATGAAAGAGACCAAACAGGCTTCCGCCTCGCCGGAAGCGCGCGCCGCCATGCATGAGATGATGGCCGCGTTCGAGGCGTTCAAAGGGGCGAATGACGCCCGTCTGGGCGAGATCGAGAAGAAGGCCGCGGCGGATACGCTGCTGGAGGAGAAGGTGGCGCGCATCGATCAGGCGGTGGCGGCGGCCCAGTCGCGGCTGGACCGGGTGATGAGCCAGAACCGTCGTCCGCTCATCGGCGGCGAACCCATTGAACCGGCGGCGGCGCCGGAGGCCAAGGCGGCGTGGGACGGCTATCTGAAGACGGGGCAGTCCCCTCAATTGGCGCACGGTCTGGAGACCAAGGCGGGCCTGTCCAGCGGCGCGACCTCGGGCGGCTATGTCGTGCCGTATGAGACCGAACGCGCCATCGAGCGTCGCCTGATGGCGGCGTCGCCGATGCGTGAGATCGCCACGGTCCGCACGGTGGCGGCGGGCGTATTCAGAAAGCCGGTCTCGACGGCGGGCGTGGCCTCGGGCTGGGTGGCGGAGACGGCCGCGCGACCAGAGACGGATCCGGCGACCCTGGCCCTGCTGGAGTTCCCGTCGGCGGACCTCTACGCCAATCCGGCGGCGACGCAGGCCCTGCTGGACGACGCCATGGTGGACCTGGACGAGTGGCTGGCCGCAGAGGTCGAGGACGCCTTCGCGGCGCAGGAGACCCAGGCCTTCGTCAACGGCGACGGGACCAACAAGCCGCGCGGCTTCCTGAGCTATACGACGGTGGCGGACGCGGGTCAGACTTGGGGTCAGATCGGCTATGTCGCCTCGGGCGCGGCGGGTGGTTTTGCGACGACCAGCCCGGCGGACAAGCTGATCGACCTGATCTATGCGCCCAAGGCCCAGTACCGTCCGAACGGCCGTTTCGTGATGAACCGCAAGACGGTGTCCAGCGTGCGCAAGTTCAAGGACGCGGACGGCAACTACATCTGGCAGCCGGCGACGCGGCTGGGCGAGACGGCGAGCTTGCTGGGCTATCCGGTCACCGAGATCGAGACCATGCCGGATGTGGCGGCCAACAGCCTGTCGATCGCGTTCGGCGATTTCCAGCGCGGCTATCTGATCGTGGATCGGGCCGGGGTGCGGGTGCTGCGCGACCCCTATTCGGCCAAGCCCTATGTGCTGTTCTACACGACCAAGCGCGTGGGCGGCGGGGTGCAGAACTTTGACGCCATCAAGGTGATGAAGTTCGCGGCCGCCTGACGGCGGCAGTGATGAGCAGCGAGTGGCGAGTGGCGAGAGCCGCTCGCCCATTCGTTCGATGACCAACCGGCGATGTGCGGCATTGATTAGGGCGATGCTCGTCGCTCGTCACACGCCACTCGCCACTATCGAGCAAAGCGAGATTTCCATGGCCGCACCGGTGACGCTGGCGGAGGCGAAGCTGTTTTTGCGCGTCGAGCATGAGGCCGAGGACGGTCTGATCCAGACGCTGATCGAGGCGGCCAAGGCGCGGGTGGAGGGGGATGTGGGGCTGAGCCTGACGTCGACCTCGCCCGCGCCGCTGCGGCTGGCGATCCTGATGCTGGCGTTGAGGGCCTATGAGCGGGGCGAGCCGGAGATGGCGATGGCGCCGGTCGAGGCCTGGCTGGCGCCTTACCGCGTGGTGCGGCTGTGAGGGTGCTGGCCGGGCTGTATCGGGTGGTGGAGGCCGAGACGCCTTATGGCGGGCGCAGCGTGACGTTCGAGACGGTCGGCTCGACCTGGCTGAAGTGCGGGGCGCGCAGACGGGGCGAACGCGGCGACGGCGATCAGAGGCGCGTGACCGAGAGCTTGACGGCGGAAGCGCGGAACGATCCGCGTCTGGCCGTCGGGCGGGTGCTGAGGTTCGGCGGCGCGGACTGGACCGTGCTGACGGTCGAAGACCTGCGGCCCGGTCGGACGAAGCTGGGACTGGAGCGGACGCGATGATCAATCATGAAAACGCGCTGCAGAAGGCGATGCTGGCGGCGCTGAAGGCGGATGCCGCGACGGATGCGCTGCTGGGCGGACGAATCTGGGATCAGGCGCCGGAGGATGCGGACCAGCCGCATCTGGTCATCGGGCGTTGCGACAGCCGTCCGGTGGCGGCGGACGGATGCGGGGTCGAACAGACCCTGACCCTGACCGGCGTGTCGCGGTTCGCGGGAACGGAAGAGGCCAAGGCGGTCGCGGCGGCGGTGCGCGCCTGTCTGCATGAAGGCCGTCTGGAGGCGGACGGGGTGCGGACGGTGTCGCTGCGCGTGACCGCCAGCGAAGTGTTTCGCGCGGGCGACGGACGGCGGACCTGGGCGGTGATGCGGCTGAGAGCCGTGACGGAAGAAACGGGAGAGAACTGATGGCGGCACAGGCGGGCAAGGATGTCTTGCTGAAGATCGAGGGCGCGCCAGAGGCGTCTCCGGGCGTGTTCACGACGGTGGCGGGACTGCGGGCGCGGACCATTTCGCTGAATGCGAAGACAGTCGATGTGACCGACGGCGACAGCGCCGGGCGGTGGCGCGAACTGCTGGCGGGGGCGGGCGTGAAGTCGGCGGCGGTGTCGGGGCAGGGCATATTCCGCGACGCGGCGTCGGACGCCTTGGTGCGCGAGGCCTTCTTTGATCAGGCGGCGAAACGCTGGCGGCTGGTGGTGCCGGACTTCGGCGTGCTGGAGGGGCCGTTCCTGGTGGCGGCGCTGGAATATGCGGGCGAGCATGAGGGCGAGGCGACCTTCGCCCTGAGCCTGGCCAGCGCGGGCGCCATCGGGTTCAGCGTGATCTGATGGCGGCGAACGGGGCGAGGGGCGAG